AGCTCACTAATTCGTCTGTGGTTAATTTCCGCAGAGCCATAAACACTTCCTCGTTGAACAAGGGTTGATTGGACATTGTTTAATAACTCCTCAGTTTTTCTCATAGTCAAATACCTCATCTGATTGTTTGATTGTGTTGGTAAGTCTACGGTGAGATTCCCAACCTATTGCCCTACCCTTCCAATAACCGCTATTAAAAGCAGACTCTCGGATTTGGTAAATGACAAGTAAAAGAACTCCAGCGGCTAGGCAATACCAAGCCCAAACTAATGCGTCAGCTCTCATTAGATATTCCAACCGCTTGCGTAGTCAGTTGTAAAACAATACATTTCAACTGCTTCGTCGTAAGCAATTGTATAGCTGTGTTTTACCTGATCTAAGAAATGTGTGGCAAGTATTAAAGAAGCATAGTTTTCTACCCAAAAAATATATTCGTGATTGTAATTCATTTCTTGGTCAAACCTATGATCTTGGATTTCCCAATTGTGACCCTTAAATTGCATTTGACTTTCAGTCAATCTTTCAAAGTCCAATGGGTTTAACTTAACATTGGCTAAAGCGTTTGCATGCTTAATTTTCATTTAAGCCTTTCCGTTACACCAAGCCGTTTACTTGGATACAGAAATTGTGACTTAAAGCTGGGACATTTACAACGGCATACATGGCGCGTTTGATAACGATTTGATAACGAAGTCTAAAGTAACCCTAGAGAGTCAAAGTCGTCAATCTGCTCGTCTATGGTTCTTTCTACATAGTCCGTTTCTCTACTGATACAGCTTACCTTCAAATATAAATGTGCCGTTATTGATTGGGATAGGAACTACTTGAACTTTACGGTCTTTGACATACGCGACAGCGAACCCTTGTTGCCAGTTAGCATAACCCCTTGTATAAGCCATACCGCTTGAGGCAAGATCAACTAAATTTCCAACCTCTAATCCCCATACAGTACGCCCTAATTGACCCCTAGAAGCCTCTGTAAAGGCTGCTAACCCTAATCTGTGAGTGTGTCCACAGACAACGCTCTTACCAAGCCTTCTAGCGCCGTTTAAGGCTGTTTGTCCACCAACTTGGCTAAGAGGGAAAGCGTCCCCATGAACTGCCGTCCAACCATATGCCCAGTCAAGTCCGTGTGGGTGAAAGTTGATACCGAGTTTGTCATATCCCATAAAACGCTCATATTGCATTTCGGGTAAGTTAAGAAAACTTGGGAGTCTTTTCTTAATTGATCGGTAGAGTCTGATTCCATGGTTGCTGCCTACGACATCTGTTACGCCAAGGTACTGAAGTACATCTTGGGTAAGGCTTCTATCATCATCTAGGTTTCCAACCATTTCATCAATTGTTCCTGCATTAAATCCACCAAGCTGCGGTAAATCTATTTCGTCACCAATTTGAATAGTTTGGTGGGGCTTCCATTTAGATAAAAACTTTCCTACTACCTTCACGCTCTTTTCATCAAAGAACGGGGACTGTAAATCGCTGATAAAAGCGACCCGCCTAATTATTCGTCCTCGTCCTCAGTTGGGTCAATCCGCGGAATCAAAGCGTCGGGACTGTCGTTGCTTACCCAATCAGGCAACGCATGTGGCTCTTGCATAAAGAACCAAGCTACTTCGTTACTAAAACCTGCCTTTTTTGCTGCGCGGTAAATCTCATGTTTGGTAATCATAAAAACATCAAGCTTAGATAAAGGTTCGGGTGACCTGCGAACAACCCGACGGTTAATCTTTTTGCGCTTACGAGTAGCAGCCATGTCTTAAGTTTACTTCCTACTAATGACAATAAAGAGTTCATCTATTCGATTTGATAGGTGTGTCGTTTCTATGCGTAATGCAGTCAAGTCGTCTTTCATGCTTGAGCCACCATTGGGGCGAAGTTCATTAAGCCAACCCTTGACTAAGAATCTAAGTCCAATTAAAAATGAAGTTAATACTGTTGTAATGCCTACTGCAATAGCGGCAATTTCTACCGCTTCCATTACTCTTTACTGCCTATACCAAATGCTGTTTCGTCAGGATTTAAAGCTCGTAGAATTGGTGCAACCCAAGCCACTAAAAAGGCTTTCCAAATGTCGCTAAATTGACCTGTTGGATTTGTTACATAAACTGTTGCTAAACAAACAAATGCGCTTCGTGCATAGGAGTTTATTACAGCTAGCGTTTTCTTATTCATTGTTACCCCCTAGTAGTGGTATGTTAAAAAACTCTGAGTTGTTATCTTGATCTTTCTTGAAGCTGATATGTATGTGGTGATTATGGGGTGAAAATCCTTTATAGCGCCGCCACTTGTAATTAAGTATTGGAGACGCAATCATGCCCAAATGGATTACATAATGTACGCGTCCGTGATTCCGAGCATAGAGTCTAATTTGATCTGCCAAATATGCTGAATCCCCTTTGTTGTCAGATAAGCGAGCGTCAACATCAATTGCTCTGACAACAAATTTTCCTTTTGGGTCAGGTATGTGGTCGGACTTACCTGCCGATTGATGACGCAGATCAGCAATCCAGCCTTCGGCATTGCCGCGTAGACGATCTTTGTATGAATCATCTATTTGTTCACGCAGTTGAACCGCAGCTTTTGATAACCAAGGTTTCATTATGAAAGAAGTAGCGCAGCTTCCTCAGCTGTAATGCCAAGTTTTTTCAAAAGCTCAGCCTTAGCCTCAGCCTTAGCAATTAACTCAGCTTCTTTAGCCTTGAACTTGGCTTTGTTATCTGCTTCATCTAATTCGTATTGTGCAATTTCTGCTTCAGTTAAATCAATAACTAATTCCTCACCAGTTGAAGCGTTAAAAATAACACGATTAAGATTTTTTTTAGTCATCATAACTCCTAGTTCTTGTATCCATAGACGCGGTATTTTCCAGTTTTACTGCCACCATTAAGAATAGTAAAACCGTCAAAACTTGAAGCAACACAATGGCTTCCATTAAATATTTGTGCTTCATTAGCACTTGAAGCAGTTAAATTTCTGCTTGCAACTTGAGTTATGAAGCCTGTAATTTCTGCTTTAAAGGGATTAAAAACTGTAATTTCAGAATAATTTATTTCACCGCCTGAAAAAGTTGTACCCACTCTTAAACCTGTTTGGCTTGAATCTCTATTTACAGTGTTTGTAGTGCCAGCAGCATAGATGAATTGATAATTGTAATTTGAAGTAGAATCATCAGCCCCACCAACTCGCAATCTTATATCAAAGTTTGCTGTACTTCCTGATGATAAATCAAAAAAGATTTTGTAATAGTCATAACTGCTTGAAAAACAATTATCTACACTTATAGTAGAAGCCGCACTAAAAGACCCTGAAGCAGTTTTAACTACATCACCACCGCCAGCAGCAGCAGCCCATTTCAATCCTGTTGCAGCGGTAGAATCAGCGGTGAGAACTGTATCGTTTGCGCCTACTGCTAATCTTGCAAATGTATCTGCCCCAGTTCCACCAATCAAATCACCTTTAGCGTCTATTGCTGTTGCCATTGAGTTAGTAACTGTTACTGTGCCTGAAGTACCACCACCGCTAATACCTATGCCAGCGGTTACTCCTTCAATATCACCTGTTGCACCTGATGAAACCCAAGCACTACCTGAGTAATACCATAAAGAATCTGTGTCTTTAGTAAAAGCAAACTGTCCTTCAGCTGGTGCGGTAATTGCCGCGTCGCGAGCTGTAGTCGTTGCAAAGACTAGAACCCCTTGCATTAAATAGCCGTTTACATCTGTCGCGCTTAATACATCACCTGTATTAAAAGTCTTAAATCCTAATCCTGCTGCCATGTTTTGTTTCTCCTTAGTGTCTTATTATATCGTCAATAGGTCAAAATATCCTCACCTAAAATTCCATAATAACTGTTTCCAATTATGAAGCTGTCATCTATGGGTTCTAAGGTGATAAATGTGCCTAAGAAGCGTGAGGGGCTTATGTCCCATGCAACGCCTTGGATTTGTAGGTTTTTAGTTATTGTAGAATTGTCAGGCTGGATATTTGTGATTAAAACATTGTCAAAATAATCAAGTCCTAAAATAGTACCGTTTGGAACATTGGGGTCATTTAGATCAATGGTCATTTGGTCTATGCGAATTGTTGTAGTTGATCTAGTTGAAACAAATAATGCAGCAATATTAGCTGCGGCAGTATCGGTATCAATAATCAAATCATTGTAAGTAACAGCATGGGGGAAGTATTGAGCCACGCTCGTTGCGTCAATATAGGTCTGTTTGACACCACCAATTTTGGTTATATTGGCTGTGTTAACAATAAGTTTATCGTCAAAAGCAAACACTAGATTTTTGTAAGGAATACCGCCTGTTTGATTAAATGCAATTGGAGTTCCACCAGCTGAAGACATTGTGTTTAATCTGTTCTTAAAAATAACATTGCCTTCAGGTGATACATAAAATGCGCCTTGCTCTGAAAACTCACAGTTTTGAATAGCTGATAAAGCGGTTCTACTTGTTGCTGGGTCAGCCTGAGTTAAGGAGTTCCCAGTATCAATGGTACGCATGGTATTTGGAAACTGTACCGTGTCCAAAACTTTATTGATTCTAGTTCCAGTATCTTGACCAGCACTTGAGCCTGTTACTGTGCTAACCACAGCTAGGTTTAATAATCTAAAAGCGTCGCTGGCATTAATGTCCACATAGGAAACATTTTCAGCTTGATCGTATGAATAAATATAATCTGTTGTATAACCACTAAATAAGTAATATGTAGTGCCAGCGTATGTAGCAGATATTCTTAATTTTCTTAAAGGTGTTAAATTTGGGTACAAATCGCTTGAAGTGTTTTGGGGATTGAAGCGACCTGTTTGATCGTAAATCCTGACAGTACATGTGCCAGCCTCATAAATGTCGCGTCCAATGTTTCTACCGCGCCCGATTCTTATGCTTCTAGTTACATCTGTTAAATTGATAACCAAAGCAGGCGCAGAACTATCACTTAATGTTCCTGTACCAAGTACACCGTTAACGGGGTCATCAAGGGTAAACGCGTTTCCAAAAATTGCGCCCGAACTGAAATTTAAGCTTACATCTAATACAGGTAGTGCCACAATTAACCCGCTGGAGAATTGATTGTGCTAAATGAACCTGAAGCAGATGAGTTAATCAAACCATTTCTTAACTGATCTATTAAATCGGTAGTAGCACCGTTGATAGTGTAATTGTTAATAATGTTGCCTGAAGTTGGTGTACCACCAAACATTTGGCTACTGTAATCTAAAAATGTAGGGGGAGTTTGACTACTAGCTTTTGGTGCAATTGAACTAGGGTGACCGCCATACAATCCAGCTGTGTACTCAGCAAAAGTTGGTGGAGTAATCATTTTTTGAGTTATTGTTGAAGTTTGTAATGGATTGTTTAAT